GGGGCATCCGGTGACGTGCGGTCGGGCAAGAGCGCGGTGGACGTGCTGAAGCCGCTGGTGCCGGGCAAGGTCAAGGTCACGCCGAGGCTGTCGGTCGAGCAGGGGGTCAAGCTGGTGCGGGCACTGCTGCCGCGCTGCGTGTTCGACGAGATGAAGACGGCGGACGGGTTCGACGGGCTGGTGAACTACCGGCGCGACGTGAACAAGCAGACCGCCGAAGAGCGGGCCGAGTTCGTGCACGACTGGGCGTCGCACCCGGCGGATGCGTTCCGAACGATGGCGGTGGCGATGGACGAAGAGAAGCGGCCGGCGGAGGCTTCGCCGGATGACTGGATCAAGCGGAGAGGGACGGAAGCGGGATGGATGGCAGCGTGAGCGAGCGCGACGAAGCGCCGACTTCCAACGACAAGCCCAACTTCGCCAAGTACGAAAAGGTGCACAAGGAGGCGCTCGCGCGGTTCGAGCGCGCGAAGAAAGCCGAGGCCGAGAATCGGCAGGAAGCGGAGAACGACATCCGGTTCCGTAACGGCGATCAGTGGCCGCAGAAGATCAAGAACGAGCGCGGGGACCGGCCGACGCTGACCATCAACCGCACGGATGCTTTCGTGCGCCGCGTGGTCAACGAACTGCGGCGCAACCGGCCGTCGATCAAGGTCGCGCCGGCCGACAGCAAGGCCAGTCTCGATGTTGCCCGGATCATGGGCGGTATCGTGCGCAACATCGAGCGCAACTCGCAAGCGGACCGGGCGTACGACACGGCCGCCGACCAGGCGGTCGGTTCCGGCTTCGGGCACTTCCGCATCGTCACCGAATACTGCGACGAGCAGGGGTTCCAGCAGGACTTGCGCATCAAGCGGATCCCGAACCAGTTCACGGTCTACAGCGACCCGGACGCCAACGAGGCCGATTGGTCGGACGCGCAGTGGCGCTTCGTCACCGAGCTCGTGCACCCGGACGACTTCGAGGACGAGTACGGGTTCCGGCCGGCGTCGTTTACCGAAATCGGCGACAACAGCCTGGCGGACTGGTACGACGGCGAGAAAGTGCGCGTTGCCGAGTACTGGCGCATCGTCACCAACAAGGTCCGGGTCTACCAGATGCCGGACGGGCAGATCGTCCGCGGCGGCAAGAACGACGCCGAAATGCTGGCCGCGCTGAAGGTGCAGGGCATCGTACCGCGCACGCGTGAGGTAGAGCAGAAGCGGGTCGAGCAGTACATGCTGACCGGCGAAGGCGTCTTCAAGAAGGGCGAGTGGCTGGGCAAGTTCATCCCGGTCGTGTCGGTCATCGGACGCGAGGCGTGGATCGACGGCAAGCGGGTCATCATGTCGCTGATCCGGCACGCGAAGGACCCGGCGCGGATGTACAACTACTGGGCGAGCATGGAAACGGAACAGGTCGCCCTGCAGAACAAGATTCCGTACCTGGTGCCGAAGGGCGCGATCGACGACCCGGACATTCGCAAGCGGTGGGAGTCGGCGAACGTCACGCCGTACCCGTTCCTTGAGTTCGACGTGGTGAACGGTATGCAGCCGCAGCGGCAGCCGGGGCCGACGCTGTCGGATGGGGCGCGCGAGGGTCGGATTTCTGCGGTCGAAGACTTGAAGGCCGTCCTCGACATGCAGGACCCGACGATGGGGCGCCCGATCACCGGCGACGCGTCGGGCATCGCGGTGCGGGAGTACAAGCAACAGGGGGACACGGCGACCTTCGACTTCACGGACAACGTGGCGAAGGCGATTCGCCAGTGCGGCCGGATTCTGGTCGACCTGATCCCGAAGATCTACGACGGCCCGCGCATCGCGCGGATGCTGAACGAGGATGGCACCACGCAGCAGGTGCCGGTGAACCAGCCGGCGGTGATCGACGGCATCCAGCAGATCTACGATCTGCGCGTGGGCACCTACGACGTGAGCGTCGATGTCGGGCCGTCCTACCAGACGCAGCGCGAGGAATCGCGCGAGGGGCAGATCGCGTTGATTACCGCGCAGCCAGAATTGGCGGGCGTGATCGGGGACCTGGTGATCGCCAACATGGGCTGGCCGCAGGCCGAGGAAATGGCCGCGCGGGTGCGCAAGTCGATGGACCCGGCTATTACCGGCGATGGATTGCCGCCGCAAGTGCAGCAGCAAATGGAGCAGGGCAAGCAGATGATCGCCCAGCTACAGGACGCGCTGCAGAAGGCGCAGAACCACATCCGCGAACAACAATTCGACGTGCAGAAGCACGCGATCGACGCGAAGGCCAAGGCGCTCTCGGCGCAGGCGGACGTGGCGAAGTCGACCGTCGACCAGCAGCGGATCGCGCTGGAACGGGACAAACTCGGCGTCGACACGGTCATCGCCCGTACGAAGGCGGCGATCGACGTGATGCAGCTGCGCGTCGATGAAATCAAGGCGACGGCCGAGGTGCTGGGAGCGCAAGTGGACATGGCCGCGCTGCTGGGCGATCTCGCGCAGATTCGCGCGCAAGTAGAGGGATTGGCGATGCCGGCGGCAGCGATGCCGGCGCCGCAGCTGATGCAGTAGCAACCCGCTCGTCGCCGGGTAAGCGCGACGCCGAAGCCGCTCCGTGCATGGGGCGGCTTTTCTTCGTCCAAAGGACGCGCAATGGCTGATTTCTCGCCGGATTCCGGCGCACCCGCAGCACCCGAAGTTCCCTCGCCCGAGCAGGGCGCACCCGACGCGCAACAGGCTCTGCCGGACTCGTCACCGGCCGGGGAAGGTACGAACCCCGAGGCTGAGCCACAAGACCCCGAGGAGTATCGGCGGTCGGCCAAGAGTCGTATTGGCGAACTCACGTTCGGCATGCGCCGGGCGGAGCGCGTGGCAGCGGAAGCGGTCCAGGAAAACTTGGCCTTGCGCCAATGGATCGACATGCAGCGAGGCGCGCCGCAGCAGGCGCCGCAACCGCAGCAGGAAGGCCCGCCCCGGCAGGAGGATTACTCCGATTGGGGCGAGTACATGCGTGCGGTCGCGCAGCACGAGTACCGGACGGCGAGAGCGCAAGACGCACAGCAGGCAGCGGCCATGCAGGTCATGCAGCAGCGGGCCTATGCGGCGGCTCAGGTGGCGCACGAATCGCGGGTGCGCGAAGCGACGCTCGGACAGGTCGTGGAGCAGAGCGCGAAGAAATGGGCCGACTTCGAGCAGGTCGTGAGCAACCCGTCGTTGCCGAGCCTGCGGCAGGTGCATCCGGCGGTACTGGATGCGGTCGCGTACTCGGAGCATGGCGGCGACATCCTCTACTTCCTCGGGAAGAACCCCGCGGAGGCGGTGCGGATCGCCAGCATGAACCCGGTGCATGCGGTGCGGGAACTCGGGAAGCTCGAGGCGAAGATCGCCGCGGGCAGCGTTCAATTCTCTGACGTGCCGCCACCGGTGGGCACTGTCGGTGCGCGTGGCGCATCCGGTGCCGATCCGCTGTCCGATCGCTCGACCATCGAGGCGTGGATGGCGGCGCGGAATCGTCAGGTCCGCAAGAAAGGGAAATAAGCTGTGGCCAACACCGTTCTCACCCCCACGCAGGTCACGCGCGAGGCGCTGCGCATCCTGCACCAAAAGCTGAACTTCGTCGGCAACATCAACCGGACGTATGACTCGTCCTATGCTCAGTCTGGCGCGAAGATTGGCGATTCGCTGAAAATCCGTCTGCCGAACGAATACACCGTTCGCAGTGGCGCGAACCTGTCCACGCAGGACGTGACCGAAACCAGCGTGACCATGCAAGTGGCGACGCAAAAGGGCGTTGACGTTACGTTTAGCTCGGCCGAACTCACGCTGAGTCTGGACGATTTTTCGTCGCGAATCCTTGAGCCGGCAATGTCGGTTCTGGCGGCGAACGTCGAGGCGGACTCGCTGAATATGTACAAGGACGTTTACAACCTTTACGACCAAGACGGCACCGCGTTTACCCTAGCGTCGATCCTCGGCGGTCGGAAGGTGATGAACGATAACCTTGCTCCGCTGGACAATAACCGCACCGCGATTATGTCCACCGATCACGCTGTGAAGCTGATCACGGACACCAAGGGCCTGTTCCAAGATTCGGCCACGATTGCAAAGCAGTACAAAGAGGCAATCATCGGGCGCACTGCCGGTTATGACGTGTACGAAAACACGCTGTTGGTCAACCATGCGACCGGCACTGCTGCCAAAACCACGACCTACACTGTCAACGGTGCGGTTACTACCAATGGAGCGACTAGCGTGACCGTCGCCACGGGCACCACGACGTTTAAGCAGGGGGACGTGTTTACTGTGGCTGGCTGTTTCCGAGTGCACCCGGAAACCAAAGTGTCGACCGGCGTGTTGCAACAGTTTGTAGTGACTGCTGATTATGCTGGCGGCGCTGGCTCGGTGTCTTTTGCGCCGGCGATTTACACCAGCGGTGGTAAGCAAAACGTCGTGGCGGCTGGCATGGCCAACGGTTCGGCGATTGTGAAGGTTGGCGCGGGAGCGTCGGAAAATCTTACCAATTCGCTGCTGTTCCACCGAGACGCGTTCGCGTTTGCGACGGCCGACCTTGTGATGCCGAAAGGTGTCGACTTTGCCGCCCGCGAAGTGATGGACGGACTGTCGCTGCGGATTGTGCGCCAGTACGCGATTTCGACTGACACGATGCCGTGTCGGATCGACATCTTGTACGGCTACAAAGCGATCCGGCCGCAACTGGCCTGTCGCCTGCACGCCGACGGCTGATGAGGAAGGGGAGGGCTTCGGCTCTCCCCGATCATCATGGCGATTGACTCTTACGAGGCGCTGCGCGGGGCGTTGGCACGGTGGATTCACCGTGCCGATGCGATTGCCGCAATCCCTGATTACATCGCGCTGGCCGAGGCCCGCATTACTGCGGACCTGATGACAGTGCGCCCAATGTGGCAGAGGTCGCGGGCGACGTTGCCAATGGGCGCGTCTACGCTAGCGCTCCCCGATGACTGCATGTCGTTTGTTGGGTGCGCGATTGTCCTGTCGGCGGAACTCAAGGAATTGCCTGTCGTTGCGCTGCCTCGTGTGCAGT